TCAGAGCCACAATCCTTTAAAACCTATCGTATGTTTCTTCACGCGAGCATACCACACCACCGGCGACGAGCATTACCTCGGCTGGATCTTGGATTTTTTCAGAGCTCGTTATATAGCCTATTTTTGTTCTAGTAGTGCCTGGCGTAGTTTATTTGATCCACCAACTCTAACATTGATGATTCCGTTGTAGTATTCGTCTGTCTCTAAGACTCGCCTATCAAACTGTTCTCGTGCTTCTATGTAACTCATCTCTGCTCTGCTTTTGCAGTAGTAAAGTATTTCACGAGTAAAGTTTTTTTCGCCTAGTTGTTTTACATCTTCGTTCAGTTTATCTGAACTTCCCCAGTATTCACGCCAATCACTTTCTTTATAGCCTCGACGTTTGTTCTTTTTGCCTTTTAATGGTGGCTTGGTTGTTTTAAATTTTGCTAACTTCTTGCCTACGTATTTTTGTTTCGTCTTTTTGTTTGTTATTAGATATACAAAGCCTTCGTATTCATCTGCGATAGTGTTTACTTTTTTACCTTTGTACGTCCAATGCATAAACTATGTATATGGATGTTTTCTATTTGTCTGCCATTTCTGGTTTTCTCTGTAGCCTCTAAGTACCTCTTCGTATTTTTTTGCTATTTCTAATTGTCTTGCCTTTGCTAATGTAATAAGTTTTCTAAGTTCTCTCCTAGCACTGCGTTTTGTTGCTTCACTAGGACTTTGTTCAAACTTTTCGTTTGCCTTAAAATATTCTAAATATGTTTTTACTAGTTCGTCGTGTGTGTCGTCTGTCATTCTACAATTTCAACATCGTTCTCGTATGATGTAAATCCATTTTCCTTAATAACTTTCATTACGTGATTGACTCTTCCAACAAGTTCGTCTTTATGCGAAATAAGAAAAACATTTTTTCTACGTTCTCTACCCATCTTTTTGAGTACAGCCAATGCTCCTTCAACTCCTGCTGTGTCCATACCACTATCAATAAGCTCATCAATGAATAATAAATTTACTCCTTGGTATAATGATTCCCAAACATCTCTAAATGCAAAACTCATTCCTAGTATTAGCCTGTTGCGTTCGCCTCTGCTCAAGTTATCAAAGTCTAAATCTTGTCCTAGTTGTGTAATCTCAACTGATAAGTCATTTTGGAATTCAACTTGATGTGGTAAGCCTAGTTTGTCTAAATAATAAGTGAGCCTGTTGTTCAAATATGCCAAGTTTTGATCAATTATCTTTTTACGTATAAAAGAATCTTTGTTGGTCAACAGTTTCAATAGAAACTCTTGGTGTTCTTTTATATTAGTCAAGTCATTTACACTTTGCCAATCAATTTCTTGAAGAGCTGTATTTGTTAAATCGTCAATCTGTGCTTGATAAGGATCTTCTTCCTGCTGTTTACTTACCAAACTTTGACGAAAGTTATCTACATTGTTTCTATGTTCATATGCTTCTTTTGCACTTTCATAAAAAGTATCTGGACGCCCGTTGATATCACCTATATCTGTTAATAAATTCATTGTTGTTTCTAGTTTATCAGCAACTTCTGTTTGATATGCAAGTGCATCGTTCAGTTCTTTTGTTTTCTTCTTTTCAATCTCAGCTTTTTTATCTGCGTGTAGCTCTTGTCCACAAGTATAACAAATAGCATCAACTAATTCTTCAATATCTTTCTCTGCTTTGTCAACAGTCTTAGTTGCTCTCATAAGTGCAGTTTCAAGTGTTGCTTTTTCTTTGTTAAGACTTGTAACACGATTGTTTAATTCAGTCCAATTTACTAATTTGTCGTGTGCTTCGAGTTCATTTTCAATATCTAGCTTTTCTAATTCTTCAATTGCTTTATCTAGCTTTTCTATATCTTGTTTTTGTTTAGCAAACCACGCTTTTTGTCTTCCTGCAAGCGTTTCAATGCTTTGTTCAATCTTTTTATTACTAGATTCGATAGCATTTATTTTTAATGTTGCTTCTGTGATATATTCTTTTGTTTGTTTTACTTTTTCCTTTAGTAAATCTGCTTTTTCAGTAAGAATTGTTATACCAAGCAACTGTTCAATGATTGCACGTTGGTCATTTGCTCGCATACTTAGGAAAGGTTCTGTATATGTGTTCAATGCAACAACGTGTTTGAACATATCGTGACTCATATTCAGTAAATCATCAATATCTTTTTGCGTTTGTCTACTATCACCTTGTGATTCGTTGACATCTTCTTGCTGTTCGTGATCATTTATGAAAAACTTGAGTATATTTGGTGATCTACCACGTTCTATACGATATTTGTTGTTGCCCTTTTCAAAATTTAGTGTAACTAACATACCTTTGCTGTTAGTTTTGTTAATCAAGTTGTTTCTCTTGATATTAGTTAGTGCTTGGCCGTACAAGGCGTAGGATAATCCATTGATTATTGTTGTTTTACCTGTACCGTTGCGTGATCCTGTATCGTCACCTCCTTGGTCTAAGTTTTCACCAAGCACTAGAGTAAGTTGCTCCTTATTGAAGTCAACTGCCTGGGTAACATTACCCACACTCATAAAGTTTTTTACTGTGAGATCTTTAATTTTTATCATACTAACTCGTTATAAATGTCTAATAATAGTTTTTTATTGAACTGTTCGCTGTCAATTGCTTGAATCTCATTACTTACAATCTGATCTACACTTTCAAACTGTTCGATATCCAAGTCTGTGTTTATTTCTTCAATGTGTTTTTGTGGAATAAGTGTTATTTCTCTACACTTGTATTGTTCCATAAATGTTTCTTTGATATAACTGGCTTCTTCATAACTAATATCAATATCAAGTGTAACCCTCAAGTACATATTAGGCTTGATCAGTGTGTCTTTCTCATCAATTAACTGTGATAATTTAACTGTACGATACTTTGGACACGCTGGCCAGTTAATATATTCTGGTTCAGCATTGTTTTCTCTATCCAATATCATCATACCGCGGTCATCATCCCAAGCATCTGCATAATTATGTGGAAACGCATTACCAATGTAATGTATTTTACCTTGCTTTTGCCGCTTGTGGAAGTGTCCACTGAACACATACTCTTGATTTTTGAAGTGTTCGCTTTTTAGATCTCCGTGATCAGGCATTTGTACCATTGCATTCATATAGAAACTAGGTAATTCAAAGTGTCCAAACAAGTATTTAGATTGTAACTTCTCCATTCGGCGCCATTCATCACCTACTAACCACGGAACTAGTGCTACATCATCAATAACTTGTATTTCATCTACTACTGTTATGTTAGGAATATGCTTTGCAAACTCTGTTGACTTTACATCACGCTTGTCTTTGTAGTACAAGTCGTGGTTACCTGCAAACATATAGAAGTTTTCAAATGCTTGACCTAGTTTTTCTAACAACTTAATGGTTGTATCCATAGTTGTAAGGTTCAAACTGTTCCTATTATGGTGCCAGTCACCGCAAAAAAGTCCTGTTTCACAGTTATTTGCCTTTGCTGTTTCAATATACCAATCAATATATGATTCACAGTCTTGATTATGAACACGTGAGTTACCTTTCATACCTAAATGTATGTCAGTAAACACTGCTGCTTTTTTAAACACGAATATTCTCCACTTCCCTAGCAGTATAGCTTAGTTTTTACAGAAAATCAACCTTATTTCTGCTCTGATTCTCTACGTAATGCTGCTTCCCACTCGCCTGAGTGTTGTCTTGTGTGTGAAGGATTAAGATTATTCATCTCTAATATGTCATCTCTTATGTTTTGATTGCGTTTTTCTAAATTAATGACACGCACAAAGCTATTAGTAACAGCAGCGGTATAATAAGCAAAAGGATTGTTGGATTTACTTTCATCAAATTGTAGTCCTATCTGTGACAATTGAAGGATTGCTTGTCCTTTCATTTCGTCGTTGTATGTATATCCACGTACATTGCCTCTAGTTGCATATCTATCAACTAACTTCATCCACATACGTGCAAGTTCATTAGTTGCTTTACCGTGTGTCTTGTCAAAATGTCCATTTTCCATTCCACCTTGCCAGTGACTTTTACCTACACAAACAAGTTCATCGTGTTCGTCAAATTTATAGTGTTGAAATGGTGGAAAATTTAGTTTTGTTTTTGTATCTGCTATTGTTTTTGGTGTTTTCTTACGTCCAGGCTCGTCTGGAATGTGATCAAACATCATTACTCTAAATATTAATGAACTTTTGTCTATTGTTCTGTAGTCAACTTCGTATTCTGACATTTTAACTTTTTTGTTTACTGCTTTTGCAGTCTCATATGCTTCAGTTGACATTTTCTTAGCACGGTTTCTCTTTGCTTCTGCAATAGTCCTTACATTGATCTTTTCTATGCTTGGTAAAATAATATCATACACAGCATATACAGGATCAACATAACTACAAAATGTAGCTTTGCTTTTGTGTATTTCTTTTAACATATCTTTATTGTTAAGATAATTGATTCTCTTGGCCATAATTATTCCTTTACTTAATTCTATTATAAACTACGCACTTATTTTTGTCAACTAAATACATTATAGGAGTATCACTATGGCAATAGATCCAATTACAGGCATTGACACAAACGTTGGCAGTGAAAGCAACATACAAAATAAACAGAGCATATCTGACTTCTTAACGAATGTAAACCAGTTTATGAGCAACTTACGTAGTCGCAATTTATCACCAGGTGCAGAACCAGCAAGTGCAAAATATTCAACTGCTAATTTTAAACCTAGTAATGAATCCGTAGGTGAAGACTGGCGAGTACGAATAAGTGTTCCAGATATAAGCACGTTTAGATCAAGTCCTATTTTAGCACCACTTGCACAAACAGCAAACAACGTGGTGTTTCCTCTTGTGCCTAACATAACATTTCAGCATACAGCGAATTATAATTTAAGTGCTCCTACACATAGTAATTATCCCTTTCCAATATATGAAAGTAGTAGTGTTGAACCTTTTGTTATAGCCGGAGAGTTTCCAGTGCAAACAGAAGATGACGGCAGATATTGGATTGCAGCAGTGCATTTTTTCAAAAGTGTTACAAAAATGGCTTTTGGAGAAACAAGCAACAAAGGTTCACCGCCACCATTAGTTAAAGTTAACGGTTATGGACAATATGTTCTAAACAATGTACCTTGTGTGGTGCAAAACTTCAACTATAGTTTAGAAAATGGTGTTGATTACATAAGAGTACCAATTAGAAATTCATTCACTGGCACACAAAATACGCAAAGTGCAGAAGAATACAGTTGGGTGCCAACATTATCAACTATGAGTGTTACATTACAGCCAACATACAGCAGAATCAAAGCTGCATCATTCAGTTTAGACAAGTTTGTAAACGGCGATTTGAAAAATGAAGGATTTCTATAATGCCAGTTAGCTATGCAAAAACAAGTCCTTGGAATAAAACAACTGTAACAGAATCAGGAGAACTAGGAATATTAGAAATAGTTCCTATTCCTGCAGAAGATGATGATCTTTTGTATGAGATAGAGCCTCAATACAATCACAGACCGGATTTACTTGCATACGACTTATATGGTACTGCAAAATTGTGGTGGGTGTTTGCACAACGCAATATGGATCTTATAAAAGATCCTGTATTTGATATAAAATCAGGAACAAAGATATTTTTACCTAAGCAAAGTAATCTTAAAGAAGAATTAGGACTGTAAATGGCCAAAGAGATTAATCCGTTACACGTTTATTCAAGTTATAATAGTATTTTCACTTTGGCAGTATTGACAAAAGAGGAAATAAACTATCCTGATGAAACATATATCGGTGCAACAGCTCAATTAGAGATTTTAAAAAGCGGCGGTAAGAGCGAAAGCTACGTATCAACTGTTTTTGAAGATCAAATAGGCGGCAAACTAGAATATTACATTGAAGATGTAAGTATAGAAGCAATTGTTGTTCCTAATACAAAAACAAGATTAACAAATGCAACTAATATTGAGTTTCAAGTTACAGAACCTTACAGTATGGGTTTGTTTTTACAAACTTTACAGATTGCTGCTTTACAAGCAGGTTTTACAAATTATATACAAGCACCTTTTTTGCTTACAATTGAATTTGTAGGATTTGATGACGATGGTAATCCTGTTACTGTTGATACTAAAAATTTACAAAGAAAAATTCCTATGAAACTTACCAATGTTGAATTTAATATTGGAGCAAGTGGCACAACTTATCAAGTTACTGCTATTCCTTGGAACGAACAAGCACTTATTGATCAAATTGATAGAACTTACAGCGATATTACTGTAACAGGAAAAAATGTTGTAGAAATTTTGCAAACAGGACCTGAAAGTTTAACAACAATTGTAAATGGACGATATGAAGAACTTAGAAAAGAAGGCAACTATCCTGTTGCAGACGAAATAATTATATCTTTTCCAAATGATATCACATCAAGTGTCAGCAATTCACAAAAAACAAACACAGTTGATAGGGGAGCTACTATAGCACCAAAAAAATCTCGCAATCCGTTGTTTGGTAATCTTGCAAAAGGTGTTATAGGTGGTGTTGTTGCAGGCGCACTAGCAGGAGAAAAGAATCTTGGCAGGGCTGCACTAGGTGGAGGCATAGTTGGAGCGTTAGGTGGAGCATTTGGCGGAGCAAATTTTGGTGCATTGAATGGAGTGCTAAATGCATTTAGGTCTGGTGACATCAACAGTGTGTTTCAAAGTATTACAGGATTCTTAGGAGCGCAAGCGCCGCAGGATTTTGATGCATTTCTTAGCAGCGTAACTGGATTAATTTTTAGTAAAAGCAGTATAGGCGAAGGACTTATAAAAATTGCACAAGAGCCTGGTAGTGTCAACATTATTGGTAATGCAGACATTGCAAAAAGTTTTAATGACAGTGGTAAAATACCAATGGGCAAAAGTGGACAACAATACGATAAGAAAAATAAAGTTTATACAAGAGGAAAAAATGTAATTGATCCTGTACAACGTAGTTTTACTTTTGATAGTGATACAAAAATTACAAGAATGATTGAAGAAGTTGTAACAACTAGTAGTTGGGCTCAACAACTTAAAGATAAACCAGCTGATTCAAACGGTATGATTGAATGGTTTAAAATAGATGCACAAACTTTTGTCAAAGAAGGCGCTGCAAGAGAACAACAAGACGGTGTAACTGCAAAAACTTATCATTACAGAGTTGTACCTTACAAAGTACATAGCAGTGCATTACAAAAACCTTCCGATCCTGGTTTAAGTTATTCACAACTTAGAAGTCTTGCTAAAAGAGAATACAATTATATCTACACAGGACAGAATGTAGACATATTAAGTTTTGATATTCAAATTAATGCTGCATTTTTTAAAAGTATTATGTCAGATATGGGACAAAATAACCTTGATAGAAAAGGCGGTGGATTGGTACAAAGTATTTCACAACAAGGTACTGATGCATATATTATTAATCAAGCAACAAACAGTTTAAGTGGTACAGGTTTCTCACAACAGTTTGCTAATTCAAGAACATCGCTACAAGGTGGCGGAGGTGCTGGTATAGATAACAGTAAAATTAGAATTGCAAAAATGTTTAATGATAATATTATTAATAGTTTTACAGATTTAGTAATGTTAGATTTAGAAATTGTAGGAGATCCATATTTCTTGTTTGACAGTGGTATGGGTAATTTTACATCTACAACAGTAGAATTTAATTCAACTGAAAATCAATCTATGGAATATCAACGTAGCGAAGTTGATGTAATTGTAAATTTTAGAACTCCAATAGATTACAATGAAGATGCTGGCAATATGATATTCCCAGAAGAAACTATTCCAGTTGATAGTTTTAGTGGATTGTATAGAGTTACAACTCTTACAAACAATTTTGACAAAGGAGTGTTTACTCAAAGATTAAAATTATTGCGTAGACCAAATCAGCCAGAAGACACAAGACAAACTGGTACAAGCGATCAAAAGAATAAAGTTAAAGATGCTACACCTAATCAAAGAAGTTATTCACCTTATGGACAAGCGCAATGAACGATATACCTAACAAAAATGAAGTAACACGTGGTAGTGATGATGCTGTAGCATCTAGAAATCCTGGTCCTTACATTGCAAGGGTTATTGAACATTTAGATAGTTTGTATCTTGGTGGACTACGTGTTGAATTATTAAAAACAGCTGAAGCAGGAAATATTGGCGAAACACTTGGACAAACTGTTGAAGTATATTATGCAAGTCCATTTTATGGTACTACCAATAGTCAAAAAGGACCTAGCAAAAATAATGATTATGCAAGTACACAAAAAAGTTATGGTTTTTGGGCAGTGCCGCCAGATCCTGGTACATTAGTGCTTGTAACTTTTGTTGAAGGCAGCAGAGATTTTGGTTATTGGTTTGCTTGTATACCAGAAAAAGGTATGACCTTTATGACACCTGGTGGACAGCCTGCAACTGAACAACTTACTGGAGATGTTCCTAGCGAATTAAAAGGCAAAAGATTACCAGCAGGTGAATATAATAAAGCAATTACAAAACCTAATACTAACAATGTTGTAAAATACAAAAGACCAATAAATGATGAATTTGTTGAAAAACTTGTAGAGCAAGGTTTAGTTGAAGATGATATAAGAGGTATTACATCTACAAGTGCTCAAAGAGAAACACCTAGTGCAGTAGTAGGATTTAGTAGTCCTGGTCCTTTAGATAAACGTGGCGGTAAGCCAACAGCACCAGTTGGACTTAAAGAATCTAAAGCAAATATACCTACAAGTAGATTAGGAAGTAGTAGTATTGTAATTGATGATGGTGATGACAAACTTATTAGAGAAGGTCCTCCAGCAGATACTCCTTACAAATATATTAACAAAGAAGCAAGTGAAGGTGGCGGCGATGTAACAATGCCACACAATGAACTTATTAGATTGCGTACAAGAACAGGCGCACAAGTTTTAATGCACACAAGTGAAGATTTGATTTATATCAATAACAGCAATGGATCTTGTTGGATAGAAATGAGTGCCAATGGTAAACTTGATGTATATGCACAAGATAGTATAAGTTTTCACACAGAAAATGATATGAATTTTACAGCAGACAGAGATATAAACTTTGAAGCTGGAAGAAATATCAATATGATTGTAAATGAAAACATTTATCAAAGTGCAGCTAAAAATTATGAATTATTAGTTGGCATAGACGGTAAAATAAAATGTAAAAATAATTTAGAAACAACTGTTACAAATGATATGAAAACAACTGTGTTAAATGACAAACAAGTATTGGTTACAAATAATTTAAGTGCAACAGCTGAAAACGATATTAGTTTGTATGCTGAAAATGCAATGAATTTAACAGGTGACGAAGGTGTTGGCGCATATGCTGGCAAAGATATAAAATTTACAGCAGCAGGAGATACTCATATTAGTGCGTCTCGCCATTATGAAACTGCCGGCAGAATTGATATGAACGGTCCAGCAGCTAAAACTACAAATCCAGGCGAAAAAGCAACAGAGGCAACTTTACCTATCAAGGCAAAATTTCCACAACGTATACCACAACACGAACCGTGGCAAGGACACGAAAATTGGAACCCTGTTGAAACTGCTCCAGACAAAACAGAAGCAGTTGATACAGAAAGCCAAGACAAACATTTTGAAAATAGGACTGTGCAAACAGATAGAACTCCTATGAATGAATTAACACCTGAAGAGGAAGAATAAAATGGCAGACACTTGGCCCGTAAGTAAAGGATCAGTTGGCACAAAGGGCAGTGCTAATAAAGTATCATCACTTACTACAACACAAAAAAGCGGAGGCACCGGATTTACTTCACAAGATGCACGTAATGTTGAAGCATTAAGACAGTTTAATGAAGATATAGGCGGCGGCCCTGCACAGGCTCAACTTACTCCGGGAGAACGTAGATATGCTCAGAGTAAAGGTTATATCGGCGGCGGTACAAACTCAGGAAAACAGCCTAAGCAATATGATGATGCAATTTTAAGAGCGGGTAGAAAAAATACTTCTACTGACGAACCTTATGATGATGCAATTTTGAGAGCGGCTAGAAGATCAAAAAGCGCACCAGCAGCAGACAATCCTGCAAATGCTAATGCTGAAAGTGGCAAAACTTTTGCAGGTACAACGCCTGCACCAAAAGAAAACTTTTTACCTGAAAGAACATCTATTGAAAATTTACTACAAGAAATTGTGCAAATTACAACAGACAGTTTTTTGCAAGGTTTACCTGGAGGTTTAAGTAGTATTATTGGCGGAGCAGTGCAAGGACTTACAAACTTACTACCAAGTGTAATGGGTAATTTGTTGAGTACAACAAGTTTAACAAATGTATTTGGTAATGTATTAAGCACAGTAAGTGGTGCTGTCGGAGATGCTTTAGGTGGATTGGCAAACGGACTAGTAGATGCTGGTAAAGCATTGTTTGAAGACATAGGTGGTGCAATATCAAATATTCCAGGCTTAGGTCCTATTGTACAAGACTTTTCTGGTGCCGTAAAAGGTTTAGGCGATACCTTATCAACTGCATACAAAGGATTAGATCCAGGATTAAAAGCAATTGTTGATGGTTCAATTGCAGGTGTTGGTGCTAAAGTTTTAGACAAAATAGGTTTACCTAGCATTGATCCTACAACAGCAGGACTTATAGCTGGTGGTATAAGTTTTGCAACAAATCCTGCAAACAATATTAGAGCTATTGCTGGAACATCTAGACAAATGGATGCAAAAATATTTCCACAAACTGGAGATAACACATTTGGTAGTTTAGCTGCTAGTGCTGAACTTGCTGCAAGCGAACTAGATAAAGTTTTAACAACCAATAGCGGAGGTATTTTTTCATTAACAAATGCACCAGTTGATGCTATTAACGATATTAGATCAGTAGTAAACGGTGCAGTGTCTGATATTATACCTGAAGGTGCAAAACTATTTGATGGTATAATATTTGGAAATGAAAGAGTAAAATTTATAAACGGCAAAACATATGTTTTACCTAGATAAGTGGAAATAAATACAATATGTCAGTAAATGAAAAAGCATTATACAAAAGTATTACAGTAGGAGACAATTCTACTAACCAACCTGTGACTGCCAAAAAATATAGAGGTATAAGCACAGTAGATAATAAAGGCAATAATTTTGTAAAATATGACTTAGCATTAATTAAACAAGACAT